GTACTGGCCCTCCATTTGAGGACTCCCCTTCACTTTCACCTACTTTATGTATATATGCATCACCTGATGGTACAAGTTGGGTAAATCCAGACCCTGTAATTGTTGCTGCCACCTTTACTTCAACTGGATGAGTTTTTACAGTCGCCATCCCATCATATAAGTTCCATGCAATATTTTTAACTATTACAGCATTCTGATTATTTATTGACTCGGTATTATTTGTTGAACCCGACCTACTCTTTGTTTTATTATCAGGAGTCTTGAAGGTTGTTGTTATTGTTTTTAATACTGAATCACTATTCATCTCCCCTAGTGTCCCAGTATTAGTTGGGTTTGCGTTATTCCAAGTAGTCGTGTACACATCATATTCCTTAATCTCCACCTTGTAGTCTGCACCAAAGTCTCCTATCTTAAAGTAAATTAGTGCTTCATAGTCTCTGTCATCTGCATCAGCACTAGATTGCTCTACTGTCACAGTTTTATTTAGAAGAAAGGTGAAGTCAGCAATGGTGGTGGCAGAGAGTTTACTAGGTTCAAAAGCATTAGTGGAAGTAAAGTTACCTAAGTAGTTCCTCACATCTGTATTAACAGTAGAGCTAAGTACATCAGATGCGGTTATACCAGTACCACTTGTTGCATCACCAGTAGTCGAGTCCTTCATAACGTACACCTCATTACCAGCAGTACCAGTTGCATACCCTGTTAAATCAATTAGCTTAATTGAGGGTTCTGCACTTCCAGTATCTGTTCCTTTAATGATTAAGGCATATGCCTCATCCTCACTTCTCCTAATAGTGTGTATAAATACATCATTACTATTGTTTGATGTTACACCAGTAACAGCTATGTGTTCAGTACAAGGTCTCTTCTCTAGTCCTCTTGCAATGTGAGACAATCCATTCTCTTGTAGCTCACCCTGCGTAGGTAACCTGAGTGTTGCTGGTTGCTGTGAGACTCCATTTATTAAACTAGGAATTGTACCTGAAATTAATGCCATTTTATGTTGTTGGTGTTGTAGTTTGTCTTGCCTTACCTGTGTCTCTTTCTATTATCCTGTATACATCATAGTCATCAAAGATGGTGTAGTCTCCTACCTCTGCTTCATACTCCAATAACTCAGACCATGCTTGTCCTTCATCTTCCTGAAAGAACCTATGTAACTCACCTGATCCCACTACTCTATCATGAAACACACGTGCTGCCCTTGTTGCTATGTATCTACGTGCTGCCTCTGGTAAGTCATCAAAGTTTAAAACGATTACTCTATCAACCTTTACAGTATCAGTAAATATACTTGTGTTCTTCTCTCTATCATACAGTTTACCACCTCGCTCAACTATGTCTTTAGTTGCACTTCTAACTTTGGAGGTTGTATCAATCCGTAAAACATTTGATCCTAAATTAATCTGCCCATTTGCATCTGGTGTATATGTAACTTGTAGATCTAAATTGAATGTCCATCCTTTAGATTGTACTGCTCGTGAAATATTAGAGAGTATCTGTCTGGCAATACTGGCATCTTGAAGTCCTGCTAAGTTATCTAAACTAGAAACAGGCTGTTCTCCAATCGTTATCAGCATGGTATTGACTGCCTCTAATTCAGTCATTCTATTTAGACTCATGTTACCTTTCTAATGTAGTAAAAAAAAGGGAGCACCCTAGTTAAAGGATACTCCCAAAAAGAATTGCCTTGACTCTATTTACCTTGAATCAAAGCAACAGCAGTTGCAGGTCGCAACACGTTGTGACCCATTGCATACTTAGACACCATTAACGTACCTTGTCTGTTGATTTGGTATTCCGATTCAACTGAAAGATCCATTAACTTAACAGTAGCAACTGTGTCCATTGTCATTACTAATCCAATGACACGTTGTGCAACAGCAGAAATTATTGATGTAATTCTTGCTGCGGCATTGGCTCCAACATTGTCTACTTCTGAAACCCAAGCTGCATGGTTAGTACTACCTGTGTCATACTGTGTAGTACGATAAGATTCAGCAGCCAAAGGCTGATCTGAACCCCAAGTAGTAGTGCCAGTTTTATGTTGACCTACGTTACTTGCAATAGTCCATAGGGACGAATTCCAAGTGTTAGTTCCAACACTAAACGAACCTAAGTGGTTAGTCACGTACACAGGCATACCTAAGATTAGAGGTACTTGTCCTGTTGCAACGCTACCAGTCCCACCGAGATCACGGTTGAAGATAACTAAGTCATTGAGGTTATTTGATCCAGAGACCTTGAACATATCGAAATATGTATCATTGTTTAAAACAACGAAGGGTTCTCCGGGTACATCTGCATTCATTAAGATACGCTTTGCATCCATAATCGCTTGAGCTATTGCTTTAGGATCACGGGATGCGGCAATATCTGTACCTGTTCCAGCAGTTGCACCGATAACAACATTCTGAGTAAAGTCCTCATCTGCGAAAGCTGAGTACTCTTGAATCATTGGTGCACCTGCGGTGAGAGCCGCCATTGCTGTCGTTTCAAAATGTTTTGGTCAGCAACTTTACCAAGACCAAATCCTGCCTCTTGAGTGTAGATAGAACGTATGTCATAATGAGACATTGCTTCGTCAATGTTCGGAATGAACTGAGCATTAACTAACAGGTCATCAATCGAAACGATTCTCTCACCCTGCTTGGCAGCAGTTGGTATGATTTCCTTTCCCGGTGTATGGTAACCCGCATCACGGTACTTACCTGTCATCGGAAACTGGGCTGACTTACCTTTTGATATTGTCCGCACACGATGCAAAGGCATCATGATGTTCTTAGATTGGAACGCTGTAAGCACTTCTCCTGCATACAGCTTGAGGAATAATGCACGACCTTGACCAGTAGATCCAGTTGTTGCATTATCCACACCCGCCCTATGAATTGCGGTGTAGTCTTGTGCCATATTGTTTTTCCTTAGATTAAGGGTTATTGATTAATAACTCAGAAATCTTGGTCTCACAAAGTTCGGTACAAAGTTGTCCTACGCATAGGGCTAGGTCTTACTTTTTGGTCTTGTCCTTTGTTTCTTTGTTAGAGCACATTTGAAAATCGCAACTTCTGTGCAACACGTGCACGGTAAGCTGGATCTTTCTCATACTTCGGATCGCTCATTGCCGAAGTAAGTTCTGCTAGTGATTCAAATCGAGGAGCTGCTTCACCCCCCACATCACCAGTCAGTAAGTTTGGTTGCACACCCACCGCATTCTGATAGCGGGCTTGCATACCTAGTAAAGCAAAGTTAGTGTTTGCATCTAGGTTTTCAATCTGTTTATTATAGGCTTCAACTTCCCAAGGTTGTAGGTTATCTGCTGCCCAATCCATCATTAAATTGTAGTTCTGCTCACCACCCACCTCATTATATAGGTGTTCAACAGCTTGTTCAGCTATTGCCTCTTGACCTTGTAACCAAGTGGTAACCATTTGTTCAGATATACCTTGATCCCCCAAGGCATTTAATGCCTCTTTAGATAAAGTACCTGTTTCATTATACTCCTGTTGGAATATACTAAAGTCTAGTCCCTTATCATCAAGTAGTTTATGTACTTGAGATGGGGTAGTCTTCATTATTTCTGGAGCTTCCTCATTTTTAAATCTTTCTTGCTCCTGAGTTAATTGAGTTTCTTCGTCTGCACTATGGAAGTGCTGTTCTAATTGCTTATATGCTTCTGCTAACTCTTTAGGAGAACTAAACTTTTCAGGTAACCATTCAGGTCTGTCGTCATCTTTAACATACAGTTCCTCTGGTTGGTCACTAGGTTGTAATGGCTCTTCCATCTTAGCAAACATGTTATGCACATGTTCTGGTGAACCTACTTGATTTGTACCTTCTCCTTCATACGTGTTCACTTCGTCTGTCATTGTGTTTCCTTCTTACTGTGTGTTAATTACGCATTACCCATTTGCTGTGTCATAGCCTGACGCATTTGCTCTGCCATCTCTGGATTATTAGCCATCTGCTCATTCATACCTTTGACCATATTTGGCGTTGCTCCTTTAATAACATCAGCTTGCATTTGTTGTTGCTGTGCTTGCTCCATCTGTGCTTGCTGTGCTTGTTGGGCTTCTGCTTGTTCCTGTTGAATCTGTTCATCAGTCTTAATTAAACCACCTGTGTCAATACCAAGAGATGCACCTAGTCTATCCATGTAGTCATCAATGTTTAGCTTCTGAGCTATCACTTCTGGCCCTAGTGGAGCTAGGTATTCTAAGAATTGAGATAGTTTATTCAAGTCTTGACCACGACCTAATGCTTCCATACCAGTTACAATCTGTGGTTTAACTGATTCCTTTGGAAACTTAGGCATCTTCTTCTGCTTAACCATTCTACCAAGCAAAATATTAATGAGTGGTAGCTGAAATTCTTGAGAGAGAACAGAGTAGACACCACCTAGAGCACTCTCTAGTTCTTGTGCCATGAAACGTATTTCTTCTGCTGTCACTCTTTCAGCATTCCTTTGAACAGAAGAATTAAGAAGGAAAGCCGCAGATAACCTTTCTTGTATGTCTCTTAACATATCCTGTGCAATTCTAAAGTCATTGAACTTATTGACTTGCAATGTGGATACGTCATTTGCATCACCTTGTACTATAGCACCGCTTGGTGCATCAGCTATTGTCTTTATCCTAGTGGTACCATTAGGTCTCACTAAGAATAGGACTTTAGCCGCAGCCGCAGATCCTTCCACAATAGCTTGAGATAGTGCTTCAAGTGATTTTAGATCCCCAAGATATTCTTCTACTAATCCTCGACCATAAGACTCCCCATCAACTCTGCTAAAACGGAGAGCAATGAAAGGGTTCTTATCAATAGGAAATTTGCCAAAGGATTCAGGGATAGTAGTAGTTCCTATTTCTTGATGTATGTGCCAGTATTTACCTTTGTTACATACATAAGTAAATAGCTCATAGGGCTTATCAGGAGACTCAGGGGAAAGTTCCTGTGGTGAAGGAAGCCCTAGAGCTACTCTTGCATCTTCTGATATAGTCTTTGCATCAAGTGATTCTTTAGTTATTATGTAAAGAAGATTACCCATTGGATCTCTCTTAATAATGTACCGATCCAAGTGGAACACTCGCATACCTCCCTTCTCTGGGAGATACAAGAGGCAATTTCCTGTAGTGATGAGGTGTTTTAAGGCTTCAAATACTGGTACACGAAAGGCTTCAGTTTCAATCTCATTCATTGCCGCACGTTCAATCTTTGCAAACCCTTCTTCAACTGCACCCCTTTGTTC